AAATTTTTAAAGACTACAAAAAGAACGGTGTCAGCCATTACTCTGTATATGCCAGATACGTTATTGTTTAATTTTACACAAAGTTACGACCAATTGAATATAGGTAATTCAATACCAGGTCAACTACTAGCTGCAGGTGCAAATAATTTAGATGCAATCAAACAAGGGTTTCAATCGGCAAAAAATTTAGACATGGGTGGAGTAGCCGATGCGGCTAAATCAATTGATTTAAAAGGTGGAGCTCAACAAGTTGGTCAGTTTGCATTTGCAAAAGGTTTACAAGCTGCAGGTGGTGGTGCAGGTGAGTTGGCATTTTTAAAAGCAACTGGTAACGTAATTAATCCAATGTTAGAGATGATTTATCGTTCACCTAACTTTAGGTCATTTCAGTTTGATTTTACTTTTTACCCTAGAGATGAAAGAGAAGCATTAGAAGTACAAAAAATATTAAAACAGTTTCAGTTTCATCAGGCACCAGAAAAATCGAAAGTTGCAGGTTTCTTAGTGCCACCATCACAATTTGATATAGAATTTATGTACGCTGGTAAACAAAACCCAAACATACCAGCAATCGCACCGGCTTGTATACTTACAACAATTGATATAAACTACGCACCACAAGGTGCAAGTTTTTATGAGGTGCCAGGTGAAGTGAGTCCAACTTTAGGTGGTACTGGTATGCCATTTGCAGTAAATTTAGTCTTACAGTTTCAAGAGACAGTTTATCTTACTAAAACTGATCTTGAACTTGAAGATGGTGCAAAGGGTTCTGAGTCTAACAAATTAACAAGCACGGGTGTTTTAAAACAGAATAAAGCCCAGAGCGGAGGTTTATAACAATGGCAGAATATTTTAGACACTTCCCAAAAACATTTTATACATTAGATGATGACTCACCAGGTCTTGATTCTGTTACAAACATTTTAGCTAGATTTTCGATAGAGCCAAATCTATTAGAAAATACAAATCTGTTTTACCCTTATGATGTTCAAGATACTGATACACCTGAAATTATCGCAAGTAAAATATATGGCGGTGTCGAGAGACATTGGATTGTCCTATCATTTAATAAAATTGTAGACCCTCAATGGGACTGGCCTTTGAATGAAAATAATTTTATAAAATATGTAAACGACAAATATACAGCTAATGCAGATACAGCAAACGGTGAAACTGGCATAGCATATGCTCTAAGTGAATCAAATATTCATGCTTACTTCAAAGTTGTAACAAGAACGATAACTGCTGGTGCATCAAATAGAGAATCTCGTAGTAGAAGTCAAACGATAGAAAAATTAGAGGTAGATGCAAACACATTTGCAACCATAGGAGCTTCGACAACTGTTTTTACTTTAAAAGATGGAAACCAAGTAACAGAAGAAATTTCAAAATCAACAGAAAGTCATTACACATATGAGTTTAATGAAAATGAGGCAAAGAGAAAAATTAAATTATTGAAACCTGATTTTGTTTTAGAGTTAGACAAAGAGTTTAAAGGAGTCTTTTTAAGGTGAGTCTAACAATAACCGATTCACAACAATATCATATAAATGAATTAGTGATAGTATCAAAAATTGGAAACATAAACATAGTGCCAATTTTTAGTGAGATTAACATTTACGATTCAGTTTTCATGCCAGTCATGAGTGGCAATATTGTCATAGATGATAGCACAGGTCTTTCATCTAAACTTTTGTTTGATGGTTCAGAGACTTTATTGTTGGACATATGTAAGTCAGAAGGCTCAGATATTGGCCAAATTAAAAAGGCATTTAGAATTTACAAACAAACAGATAGAGTAACTGAGGGTGAGAGAAAAGAAAAATATGTTTTAAATTTTGTCTCTGATGAGTTTATTTTTTCAGATCAACAAAGAGTTAATCAATCATATAGGATGCCTTATGTGAAAATGGTTGAGAGAATTTTAATTGATTATCTAAAAGTACCACCTTCAAATCTGGGTGGCATCTATGAACAAACAGCCGGTATCCGAGATGTAATTATACCTAATTTGACACCAATAGAGGCTATAAAATGGGTTATGAGAAAATCAGTGAATATGGACAACTCACCATCTTTTCTATTTTTTCAAAATATGGCCGGTTATAATTTTGTTTCACTTTCTAAATTATTATCTGAACCTGAAATTTTAGATGTTAGATTTGAAACTAAAAATAAAAATGAAAAAGGTAATTCGCTAGATGAGCTATCAACAGCAAGATCATACGAGGTTGTTGCACAAAATGATATAGTCAAAAAAACTAGATCAGGCGTAAATGCTGGCACATTTATAGGATTTGACCCAATAACTCGCATGATTTCAAGAAGAAAATTGTCATACTTAGATCATCATGAAAATATGAAACACTCAAATAGAACACCAAATTTTAGTGCGTATGAAAACAAAGATGGTATTTTAAATTCAGCTATGTATGATTCAAGAATAGTTTTAGATACATTTAGTACCGCAAGACAATTAAGTGATTATGTAAAGACACATGATCCTGAATCACTAACGTATGGTACTAGAACTGAAGATTATGTTTTTCAAAGAAAAGCTATATTTGAAAATTTAAAGTCAAAAAGAATTAAATTAATAATGCCTGGTAATTTTCAACTTACATCTGGTTTTAATGTCAATCTAAATATACCAACTTTCGGTGAAAAAGATAAAAATGAAGAGAACAGAGATAAAAGTTTGAGTGGAAAATATATGATAGTGGGTTCAAGACATATTATTAACAAAGATCAACATGAAACAATCATAGAGACTGCCTCAACAAGTTCAGAGCTTGACGCTGTTATTTCAAATACTAAAGATCAAACAGAGGCATTAGACACTTATCAATAATGAAAGAAGAAGAACAATTTTTAGGTAAAGAAGGTTTTGTTTGGTGGACTGCTATCGTTGAAGATAGACAAGACCCACTTAGACTAGGCCGTTGTAGAGTTAGATGTGTTGGTTGGCACCCAAATGATAAAATGAGAGTGCCTACATCTCAACTACCTTGGGCTCAATTGATGTTGCCTACAAATAATCCTCACCCTTACCCACCTAAAGAGGGTGATATGGTGTTTGGATTTTTTCTTGATGGTGAAGGTGGTCAAGACCCAGTAATATTAGGAGTTTTTCCAAACATCCCACTTAAAGAGCCAAATCCTCAAGAAGCATTTAATGACCCAAGGACACAAGAAGAGTTAGATATTGCACCAATTAAACCAACTGGCGTGGAATCTGTGCCAGAAAACCCAGTTGCAAATAATTACCCTAGAAATTTAGATGAGCCAACAACTTCAAGACTCGCAAGAAATGAAACTGTGGATGTAGAATCGGCTGTGTCTTTTAAAAAAGCTAGAATTACAGAAAACAATACATCATCAGTAGAGCCTGTGCCTTTATATAATGCAACATACCCATATAATAGAGTATATGAATCTGAGTCTGGTCATGTCATGGAGTTTGATGATACGAGAGATAATGAGAGAATACATCTATATCACCGTGCAGGTTCGTACATGGAGTTCAATCCTAATGGTGATAGAGTAGAACGAATACAGAGAGATAAGTTTACTGTGGTCGTCAAGGACGAGTCTGTATTGATACAAGGAGATGTAAATATTCAAGTAGATGGCGACTATAATTTAAACGTAACAGGCGATGTAAAGATAAACGGACAAACAATCAATCTTAATAATGGGTCTCAAGGGGCTGCAAGAATCGGTGATACGGTCGCAGACGTTGACCCAGTAGGAGATGGCACAATATCTTCTGGCTCTGGTACAGTTAAAATCGGTGGTTAGGTATAAATAGAAGATGGCAGAGATTACAATAA